CGACAGAAATTAGAGAACAGATCGGTGACGCTGCATTCCCATTTACTAAACAGTGGCAAATCAAGTCCCCAGAAGCATTGAACGCATTTAAACACGATTACCCGGATTTATATGGCCGGTTAATGAACGCAATACAACAAACGAGTGAGGCGCACTGCCCTACTTGTAACGAATAACACACAACTAAAGGAGTAAAACTATGCCAATAAAATTGGTAAAGGGAAGAGTAGAGACGCCCTTAAACATATTGGTCTCAGGGGTCAACGGCGTCGGTAAATCAACATTTGCCAGTCAAATGCCAAAACCATTATTTATAGACTTAGAGAAAGGCACGCATCATTTAGATGTGAATCGTGTATATGCAGAATCTGATACGCAAGTATTAGAAATATTGCAAGAGTTAATCGATTCAAAACATCCATACAAGAGTGTTGTTTTAGACAGTCTGGATTTCTATGAGGCTTTAATTCATCGGTCAGTAGTCGCTGAGTTTAGTCGCAAGAAAGAAGGCATCGAGGACATTTCAGATATTGAGTATGGGCGTGGTTACTCTCATGCTCTTAAAAAGATGCGGCATACATTGAACGTCTTTGACAAGGTGATTGAGAGTGGCATGAATGTTTGCATTATTTGCCACACCCACACTGTGACTCGCCAGGATCCCCTTCTTGAGCCATACCAAAAGATCGAGTTAAAACTGCATACAAAGGCAGCCTCGCTCGTTAAAGAGTGGACATCGTTCTTGCTGTTTGCAAATTACGAAGTACGCACGGTATCTCGTGGTGAAGGGTTTAACAAACGCACTGTCGCCATAGGCGACGACAGTCGCGTTTTATTTACAAGAGGTTCAACTGGTTTCGATGCGAAATCACGACGACCTATTGTTAACGACAACGGTAAGCATCAGATCGCATTAGATTTCGGTGCTTTTATTAAATCATATAACAATGCTTTTAAAGCAGAGGAAACAAAACAATGAGTGAAGCAGTTAGCGTAGCATTCGGAACAGAGTTACAAGATATGCCGGTTCTCGGACCGGGTGAATTTCCACCACCAAAAATCTTGGATGCCGGTCAATATAAAGTGACTGTCAGTAAAGCAAGATTGCTTGATAAGCAAGACTACAAAACAGTCCTTATTGCAATGGAAGAATTAGACTCCGGAGCAGAGATCGTAAGTTGGATTGAAGTAGAAAAAGAAGGCGTACCACAAAGAGATAAATTACTTATCTTAAAGTTTGCCTTCGATTGTTTCGGTGTTGATATACCTGACTCTATTGATGAAGATGGCTTGGGCCAACTCATCAATAAGATGGGTACCGTTCAAACTTATGTTTATGAGCCAAAAAGCGGTAAACCGGCATCTAACCGAGTCCATCGTTTTTTAAAGGAATCTACGACAACTACTGCCGCACCTAAAGCGAAGGTTGCAGAAAAGAAAACTGTCGAAGAATTCTTGGATGACGATAAGGGCATTGAAGAGATCGGTGCAGAGCCATCATGGTTAGCGGATTCTGACTAATGTCTATTGAATCAATAATGGAAGCAGTGGATGAGAAGATGGGAAAACCCATGTCAAGACGTGGCTATCTCGGTGGATCATCCCTTGGCAAACCTTGTCCAAGAGAGCTTTGGCTTCAATGGCGTTGGTGCTTGCCACCGCTTGAGGGTGCCAGGTTAGCTCGTATTTTTGCATTAGGGCATCAGCTTGAAGATAACATAGCTGAGTTTATCCGTAAGGCTCCTAATGTAAAACTACGCACCCATGAACGATCTGAGCAAATTGGCGGATCGTTCTTCGGTGGGCATTTGTCTTATCATATTGATGGCTTATTGGATTGTGCTGATGGTACATTCCTCTGGGAATGTAAATCAGCCAATTCAAAACGNTTTAATCGTTTAAATAAACTCGGTACTCAAGCAAGAGAAGAAGGTAAAACAAAGAACCTTGCTTATGACGATTGGGATGAAGTNTACGGCGCTCAAGTGCATTTCTATGGTGGCGCTATGAACGAGCAATACCCGGAAGAAGAATTGAANGGCGCNTATGTTACTGTNTATGACAAGAACACGAGTGCNATCTATTCGGAGCAGATGGACTTCGATCCNATCATTTACAATCAATTAAAGGATAAAGCGTGGTGGTTGCTGAATTTAAANGCACCGCCACAAGGCGCTTACTCNAAGTCGGCCTACCAGGTAAAGAATTTTATGTCGGATGAGGAGCGTGGTATTTACTTAGGTGAATACACGCCTCTGAATCCTGTATGCCGTACTTGTAAGTTTTCACGTCCAAACCTTACTGATCGAAAGAATCGCGGTCAATGGGGATGTACTCGTACTAAAAAGATCATTGATTACAAGCAGCAATTAGCTGGCTGCTTGGACCATCAATGGATACCAGAGCTAGTTCCGGCGAAACATCTTGGCGGTAATAAATTTGAGAAGAATGACGTTGTTTTTTATAACGTCGGTGCCAATGATCCAATGGAAAACGATAACAGTTATACATCAAGTGAGATTGCGTTCTTATGCCGCAATGAATTTGATTTCGATTCAAACGAAAACTTAGTAAACATCAGAACAACATTTGAAGCAAAAAATCTAAAAGTGGAGCCGAAAAATGGATAGATTTAATAATTTAAAAATGTCTTTAATGCTAGTTACAGTGTTGGCGATATATATGTGGGCGTCTAACGAAGATTACAAAGATTACATGAAAAATAAAATACATTACTGCGAAATGGTGAACGATGGATACCCCAATTATAAAAAACTGGATTGCTAAATTTGATAAGCATTTTAACGGAATAAACCAAAAACTAATTAAGGGAAAAGATATGCAAGAAATACCTCAAGATTTTATGACACTAAAAAAGTTTTATAACACTTATCCTAATCTTCATGCGTCGCTGCCTTCGTTGAGAAACGAAGCGAGACGACGCTATGAGAACGGATTATCTGAACATGGGGTGATCGTTGAAAAACGATCTAATGGTAATGCTCATGCCAGATCATCGTTATTGATCAGTCCATCTAAATACTTTAAGTGGCTAAGTTCTAGTTAAACATTTTTTTGGATAAACTCTTGGCTCTTTTCTGTTGTGGTTTCATATACCGATCAAGCATATTGGTATTTTTCCAACCGCCAAAAGATTTGACTTCATCAACATTAGCGCCCTTCTCAAATATATATGTGGCCCAGGCATGACGAAAATGATGCAATACAATCTTTTCGTTAAATACTGGGTCAGGTTTATCTAATCCAGCCGCCTTCTTTATCATTTCAAATTTGCCAGTAAAACTATTTGCCCATTCTTTTGCTCTAGGTGCTGGTGGAAAAACTCTCAATCCGGGAAACAATGCCTGTTGTGTTTTTAATTTTAATGCTGTTTTCTTCGATACATAAATATATCGGTCCTCATTATTCTTTGTATCTTTTAAGAAGATCTCAGCACCGTCATCGTCAAATTCAATTCGATCCCAGGTTAATAATGCAATCTCACTGCGCCTTGCGCCTGTCTCCCATAATATTTCTAAATATAAAGGCGTAAACTGCCAGACCCATCCCTTAGTATCCAAATGCTTTTTATCTGCTGCTATTTGATGCGCAGCTTGAAGCAGAGCATCAAATTCATCTTGTGTAATTAATCGCTTACGTTGCTCAATATTGCGAGTACGATTTATTCCATCAATAGGATTAATCAGCGTCCATTTATTTTGTATGCAAATTTTAAATAAGACATCTAAAAATGTTTGATAATCGTATTTAGTTTTACTGCTCCAATTACGTTGATCTTCAATTTCTGACAATCGATTAATTACATCATCAGTAGTAAATGTTTTAACTGGAATACCACCCCAATGATGATCTAATAAAATACGATAAGCAGCTAAATACCGATTAAGTTGATAGTCTGATTTTTCACCATTGACGTTTAATGATTTTGGATTCTTAATAATCCAATTAACGGCCTGATTAAAAGTTACGTTGTTTTGTAACTTTTCTGGCATTGGTTCATTAGCTCTTATCTTATTTTTTAAATCATTAATATATGTTTTTGCTTCGCGTAAAGTTTTAAAATACTTATCTACTTTTATACCGAGAGCGCCATTCTGATACCTTAACTGATAATAAACCTTATTATTTTTGACTACTTTTTTGGCTTTCATATTATCCCCTTAATAATATTAATATTACTGAGTATACATAAAAACATAAAAAAGTTGTGCAAATTTTGTGCAAATCCACAAAAAAACCCCTTCCCTGATCTTCCAAAAAAAATCAACAAAGAGGTTTAATGTATAACTATCAACTACTTATAATGGTGCCCGGGGCCGGACTCGAACCGGCACGTCCTTTCGGACAACGGATTTTAAGTCCGTGTAGTGTAATACTCAGTAATACTTATATTACTTATATTAGCTTATTTAAGGGGTTGTAGAGTATCTTGGTTATTATTGATTACCGTGATTATTACCAAATATTTTTGAAATTGAGAAAAAGTTGTGCAAATGTTGTGCAAAATTAGCTCCCTTGTTTGATATGAATCGAGGATGAGGCTCCACCATTAATATCTACCTTATT